AACAAATTACCCTCCTTACAATGTCGTTAATGGATCTGGTGGTCGAACAATACTGGAAGTCGCTCTTGCAGGATTTTCAAGGGGAGATTTGGAAGTCGAGACCGAACGAAATGTTCTAACAGTCTCTGCTCGCAAAGCACCAGCAGATAAAGAAAGACAATACGCACACAAAGGAATTTCATATAGAACATTCTCACGCAACTGGCAAATGGCAGATGATGTGGAAGTAGAAGAAGTTGATTTTACAGACGGACTACTTACAATTACATTGAAGAAAGAGCTACCAGAAAAACAGAAGCGTAAGAAGCACTTCTAAATACAGTATATCGTCGCCGCAAGGGAGCACCTGGCAAAATCCAGGTTGACTCCCTTCTTTTTTGGTGATATAATAAAATTAAACTCGAATAACTATGGCAGTATCTATCGTTACTCTAAAGACGGGAGATCGAATCATTACTGAGTTGAAAGAAATCTTTGATGAAGAAGGTGATACTAAGAAAGGTATCTGCCTTCTCATGGAAGAACCTTACATCTTAAACCTTGATGATGGCACTCCTCAATATCTAACAGAAGCACATGGTATGGAATACCAAGTCAGGTTTAGTAAGTGGAATCCTTACACTCCAGATTGGCAATTTAAAATTCCATATGATAGTGTAATGACAATCAGCACTCCTGAACCAGGATTGCAAAATGCATACGAAAACAAAATTAAGGAGAAAAAGGAACTAGAAAAAAATGACTGAAGCATTGAAGACCAATCATAATATTCGCATTGTAAATCTCACCACTGGAGACAATGTTCTCTGTATTTTTGGTGAAGTTCGTAATGAAGATGAAGATAAAAAAGTTGTAGGATATCGTATGTTGTATCCACATACTCTGACTCTTGGAACAGAGAATGATGATGGAACTATTCCAATTCAATATACTCGCTGGTGTCCTTTCTCTCCAGTAGAAGAACACAGATTGGGTGGAGAACATATCATTAGCGTTGTCTTCCCCGACAACGGTATCGTTGATAACTTCGTCACTAAACTGAAAGAAGTTGGATTAAAAGAAGAACAAATTTTCTACCCTGAGCAAACTAATGGAACTGAAGGCGAACCTGATCAAGCTAGCGAATGAATGGATCATCGCTCAAGTAGAACCAACTGAAGGGGACACTTTACCAGGTGACCCTGACGTATGGATGGTTGAACCTTATGTGGTAGACTGTGAAGGTCAGATCACTCCTTGGGCAGAACACTCTTCTGAGCGTGAGTTTAATGTCAGGTCTTCTGACCTTACTGTCGTGACCAACCCTAGCAAGCAACTGCTTGCTCGTTATATTGAATGTCTTGAATGAAGTTTTACACTAGTGTTGAGCAAGCAGGCAACCGTCTGCTTGTACGTGGTTATGAAAATGGTAATCGCTACAGCGTCAGGGTTCCTTTCAACCCTACGCTGTATTTGCCTACAAAGAATTATTCAGAATGGCGTACACTAGAAGGAGACTGTGTTGAACCACATCAGTTTGGTTCTATCACAGAAGCTCGTGAGTTTATAAAAAACTACAAAGAGGTTGATGACTTTGACATCTATGGTAACTCTAGATTCTTATATCAATACATCGCTGAACAACACCCTGAGGAAGAACTTAAGTTTGATTCCAGTAAGATCCGTGTATTCACAATTGACATTGAGACAGCAGCAGAAAACGGTTTCCCTGATATTGAATCTGCCGATCAGGAGATACTCGCCATCTCAATTAAAGATAGTTTCTCTGGTAGGATTGTTGTGTTCGGAGCACGCCCATTCAATAACAGAGATCCCATGGTGGACTACATGCATTTCCGATCAGAAGAAGGCATGTTGGGAGCATTCCTTGACTACTGGCAGGAGAACTTTCCAGATGTAATCACTGGATGGAACGTGCAACTGTTTGATATGCCGTACATCCATAACCGTGTCAATAGAGTGTTGGGAGAGAAGTTTACTAAACTTCTTTCTCCGTGGAAACTTGTATCACAACGTGAAATTTATATCAAGGGTCGTAAGCAACAAGCTATTGACACCCTTGGTATTTCATGTCTGGATTATTTGGAACTGTATAAGAAGTTCACTTATACAAACCAAGAGTCATATCGTCTTGACCATATTTGCAACGTAGAACTAGGTGAGAAGAAACTAGATCACTCTGAGTATGATACGTTCAAAGAGTTCTATGAGAACGACTGGCAGAAGTTTATCGAGTATAACATTCATGACGTTCGTCTGGTTGACAAACTAGATGACAAGATGAAACTGATTGAACTGGCATACACCATGGCATATGACGCCAAGGTGAATTATGAAGATGTGTTTAGTCAGGTTCGTATGTGGGATAACTACATATACTGCGAACTTTTAAGGCGTAAGATTGCGATCCCGCCAAAGAAAGAAAGCGCAACGAAGACTGAGAAGTATGCAGGTGCTTATGTCAAAGAACCGATTCCTGGATTCTATGATTGGGTTGTGTCTTTTGACCTTAACAGCCTGTATCCTCATCTCATTATGCAGTACAATATCTCACCAGAAACACTTCAGGACGTTAGACATCCACAAGCTACGGTTGATAGAATCCTTGAAAAACAAGTAGAGATTGACGGTGAGTATGCTGTGTGTGCAAATGGTGCCCAGTATCGTAAAGATAAGCACGGGTTTTTGCCACAGATGATGAAGAAGATGTACGACAGTCGTGTTATCTTCAAGAAGAAGATGATCAAGGCAAAGCAGCAGTATGAAAAAACTCCTACTGTTGAATTGATGAAAGAGATCGCCCGCTGTAATAATATTCAGATGGCAAAGAAGATCTCTCTTAACTCTGCCTATGGTGCTATCGGTAACGAACACTTCCGATACTACCGTCTAGCTAATGCTGAAGCTATCACTTTGTCTGGTCAGGTATCAATCCGTTGGATTGAGAACCGTATGAACGGATACCTAAATAAATTGCTCTCCACAGATAAGGAGGATTATGTCATTGCATCTGACACTGACTCAATCTATCTTAACCTTGGACCTCTTGTTGATAAATTTCTTAGTGCTAAGTCTGGCGACAAAGCAGCAGTTGTATCTTTACTTGACAAGATCTGCCAAGAAAAACTGGAACCTTTTATTGAACGTTCATATCAAGAACTTGCGGATTACGTTTCGGCGTATGACCAGAAGATGAGCATGAAACGTGAGAATATCGCTGACCGTGGCATCTGGACTGCAAAGAAGCGTTACATTCTTAACGTATGGGATAGTGAGGGAGTTAGATATAAAGAACCCAAGATGAAAATCATGGGTCTCGAAACCGCTAGGTCATCAACACCAGCGTATTTTAGGGACAAATTGTATGCAGCGTTTAAGATTATTATCGGCAAAACAAATGATGAGCTTATCTCATTTATCAATGACGTGCGAACAGAGACACGAGAGCGACCCTACGAAGAAGTCGCCTTCCCCAGAGGATGTAACAACCTGGCAAAATATCGCCACCCAACTGAAATTTACACGAAAGGAACACCCATTGCTGTAAGAGGTGCTCTTCTTTATAATCATTATGTAAAGAAGTACAAGATTGAAAACAAGCATCCTCTCATTCAGGAAGGTGAGAAGATCAAGTTCATGTATCTCAAGACACCAAATCCAATTCACCAGAATGTTATTAGCTTCTTTGGTGAGTTGCCGAAGGAGTTTGGTATCGAGAAGTATGTGGATTATCAAACACAGTTTGAGAAATCTTTTCTCGAACCACTCAAGAACGTGCTACAATGTATTGGATGGACTCACGAGAAGACCATCACAATTTCTAGTTTCTTTTCATGAGCAAGAAAATCTTTGTAGTAACTTGGACTAACAATACAGTTGGTCAAATTGGTCCTGAAGACATTAAGTGTTTTGAGGATTACAATACCGCTCGTGCGTTTGCAAAACTCATGAGCAACGATTATAATTATGTAAACTTTTACGAGGATGAAGCAACACAATGGGATTCTTAGACACCGTAATTAAAGATAGTGGAAATGAATTTGCTGGTTTGGTCAGTGAAGGAGTCGCTGCAGGTGACATTACTGATTACGTTGATACTGGCAGTTATATCTTTAACGCCCTGGTTAGTGGTTCGCTGTTTGGAGGTCTTCCTTCAAACAAGGTCACCGCTCTTGCAGGAGAGAGCAGCACTGGCAAAACTTTTTTTGCTCTTAGTGTCGTTCGTAATTTCCTTGATGCTAATCCTACAGGTGGTGTCATTTATTTTGAAACTGAATCCGCCATTTCCCGTGACATGATTGAGTCTC